CTCAAGTTCTCGGATGGTACGGAAGGGATCAGAGATAGACCAAGAGGAGATGACAACTACCTTCCCCTTATCTTTGATCTTCTCTAACTTGTCGATCAGATCCTGTACTGTCATTTCTTCTCATCCGAATTGCGGTTAGCTTTACGACGAGCCTTCTCAGCTTTGGTCGTGTACTTGTAGCCTTTACGATCTGCGTCAGCTTTACCTAACTTAGACAGGCCACTGTTAACACCAGTGTAGTCTTTAGACTGTGTGTTGATATTCATCTCACCTCTCCTATCGGTTGTCGCCTGAGCCACGTAGTACGTTACGTCTTGCACGATCTTCTAGCTTATAGATGTTGATGGTAGCAATCTCCATCAGGTCATAGCCAAGGTCTTCAGCTAGGTTAGACAAGTACCAGAGTACATCTCCTAACTCCTTAGCTACCTCACGATCATCTAGAGTACCATCACGTAGGAACTTCTTAACCTTCTCCGCTACCTCACCTGCCTCACCACATAGGCCAAGGGCAGGGTAGACAAGCTTGTCGTCATAGAAGGCAAAGGATCGTGCCTTGATCTGGTAGTCAGTGAAGGACATTACATCCTCAAACTGCTCATCTTGGAATGCTTCGATGTCATCACCACTAATCATTCTTCTACCCTCTTCCATTCTTCTAGTTCTGCGTCAAGATTGAAGTAGTCGTCAACGTCAATGAAACCTTCAAGGACTAGATACTTAATGACGAACCGTTCAGAGATGTCATTCTGTTCGAGGAGCAACATCAGTCCATAGTTATCGACCAGTTCCCTGATCTTACTCTCCAAGTCAAACATCTATCCGTACTCCTTTTCCAATGCGGCAAGGCTTACCCATTGGAGATCGTAAGTTCCATTACTGATGTAGCGTTTGATAGCGACACCCTTAGTCCATTCAGCGTTAGCTTGTCCAGCCCAAGCTTCTTCCTTACCCTTAAAGCATCCAGCGACAAGGGCATGGAGAGCCTTAGGTCTAGCATCAGCCTTGACGTAGTAGTGGAACTTGTGGCTATGACCAACAGTTGCACTACAGGATAGCTTCTCAGTGAGGGAGTAGCCGTGGTGCTTAGTGGATAGTGCTGATCCAAAGTTACCGCTAGCTACGTAGTGACCATAGAGGACACCATCATAATCAACTAGGGCAGGGGCTGAGTTCTTGTACTCATGGTAATCATCAAACCAATGGTCAGTCTGTAGGTGGGAGAAGGAGATACCATACTTGTCGCCCTCTAGACGGGGATCGACAGAGATAGCCTTCTTCAGACGATGCTCATGGTTGCCCTCGAACCCAATACGCCAAGGACGTTTCTTCTTCTTAAGCTTGAAGCGATCCCAGATACGTGACTGTGCATCGTTATACGTTTCGATGTCAGCTTGGTAGGACTGAGATACAATAGCCTGTGGGTAACGTGTGTCGTAAGTATTGAGGCTACGCATATCAGCCCCGTCACCTAGGTCTACCACGTAGTCAGGCTTGATGTCTTCGATAAGACTACCTAGCCAATCGAAGCGGATGTTACTTGCTCCAGGATCTGCGTGAGCGCAAGTATACACGATAGCGGTACGATTTGTCAATGGTCTACCCATCCCTGCTCAAGTACAATTGGTTCGATAGATACCTTGAAGTGGTCGCAGAAAGCCATAGCATCTTCCATAGTATCGAAGATCAACTCTTCTTCATAGAGTTCACCATCTTCTTCCACTAGACACAGACAAAGGATGTTCTCCTCGTCATCTGTCAATGGTCCGTTGAGTACGCGATGTATCAGGGGCATTCTTTTATCCACTCCTCAGGGATTAGTCGATCAGCGTAAAGGAACCCGTGCTTGGTACACCAATCCCCGTAGGTAGTCTTAGATCCTTTAGTAAGCTTAGCCTTACTGTTGCTGAAGACGAACCTGATGTCAAGGAAAATGTATTGCTTCTGGATGAGTAGATGTTTCTTCCTATCAGCAGCGACAAACCTACCCTTTGATTCAATGACGATCCCATTGGGAAGTATGAAGTCAGGCGTGTACGTGCGTACCTCATTCACATCATACTTGAACTTCTCTGTCTCATACATAACGGGTACAGATAGGCTTGTTAGTTGGAGTGCTATAGTCTCCTCTAAGCCTGACCTGTACCCTGCCTTCAATGCTCGTTGTCTTACCTTTGATTGGGCGGGAGCCATACGTCATCCTCTTTGCGTCGAAGCCAGAGCAACCTAGCATTCATGGTAACGAGTTCTTCATTACCTTCATACGCAGCCAACACACGTTCGTATAGTTCCTCCTCATATGTACCTGTCCAACCAACACTTGTAGCCGCACTCTCCAGAAGTTTACCAGCCTTGACAGGTCCGATACCATACAGACCTTCTATGTTGTCTGCCCTATCCCCTGTCAGTATCTGAGTATAGAAGAAGAGGGTAGCTTCGAACTCATCCACTACAAACGAGAAACCCTTCACTGGATTGTAGTGGGTGCAGGGGATCTGCTTGAAGTCCTTGTCGGTGGATACGATAATACATTTGTATGCTAACTCTGTCGCTCGAATAGCAATGAGGTCATCAGCTTCCTGGCCCTTACTAACGACAGCACCATACATATCCACTAGATAGTTACGTATATCACTGAGGTGTTCAGGCTTAGGGGTATCCTTGCGGTTAGCCTTGTAGGTAGGGCTGAGGGCGTAGCGGAAGTTTCCCTTACCTGTTAGGAATACTTCCACTTCTTCTTCACGCTGAGTAGTGTTGAAGATGATGTCATCCATCAACTCATCAGTCTTTTCCTTAGCCTCTTCTAGTGATGCACCTTCCTTAGCGAAGGAGGCCCTATACGCGATAACGTCTCCATCTACTAAGATGATCATCATTCAATTCCTTCGTTCCAGTATTCCCAGCTAGCGTAGTCAGCTAAGTTTGGTTGTTTCTTAGGCTCTACTGTACTAGGCTCATTAAGTAAAGCTTCCCATGAGTGAGGGAATAGGTCAGCCATTATGACGTTTATCTTGTCGGCTACAATACGTGTCTCGTACTGTGTGTCGCTCTTGCAGCGTAGCTTACACATATCAGCGAAGGCATCAAGTGATCCACTCCAGTACCACTCAGTCATAGTTGATTGAGGTAGTACCATACGGGCCATCTCAGGGGCTACACCTACTTCAATCATGTGTAGGTAGAGGTCTTGAACAGTACGCATAACCTCGTACTCTTCATCTCTATAGCCAGTACCTTCACCGTGATTCCATAAGGAGACACCATCAGATCCTTGCTTCTTATCAGCAGACTTACCACGCCACACCTTAGGCACATAGAACTCAGGGTTATTGTCCACATAGCGACGACTGATCTCATTCCATCGTAGGAACTTATGCTTGACTAGCTGTCGTGCTACGAAGATGGGAGCCTTAACGTGGAAGGATGCAAAGGCATGACCGAAAGGTGAGTAGTGCTTATGCTTGGCAAGGTACTTGATAAGCTTGATGTCTTTTGATTGTGCGTACCAGAAGCCATGCTTATCCTCAAGCAATTCACTCTTCTTGCCAAAGGATACCCGTGCTGCGTTTACTACAGACAAATCGTTTCCCATGTGGTCGATGTAGTCAACAGTAATCATGGTGTCTCAGCCTCCCATACAGTCTCATACATAGCTTCGTAAGCAATGTCATGTCTAGCTTGCCACTGTCCCACCACCTCTGGATAGTACAGGGCAAGAGTTGCTGAGATCATCAGCCAGATATAGAATACACTACGCATCATCATTCCCAATCATCCTGTAGCGGTATGAAGTCATCACAGTTAGGGGACATATCTCGGACAGCGATAGGTGCTTCACTACTTCCCCACCACTTAGCTGCATCAGCTATGACTTCTTTAGTGTACTTACGATGACACTTGATGTTGTCACAAGCAGCCCAGCAGAAGGTCATGTCTTTATAGCAAATCATATCGCTGTCCCTTTTAGTTAAGCTGCTTGTTCTTTTTCATACTTGATGTGGTTGATGATCTTAACCTCAACCAAAGAAGTACGGCTATACATCTTACCATCTAGACCCTTGAAGGTAGAGATAAGATTGGTAACCTCAGCTACTGATCCGTTACCAATATCACCATGATCAGCAGTCCAAGCCTTACCCTCAGCATCAACTACCTTAGGTGGGCCACCTGCCTTGAGGATAGTATTACCATCCTTGGTCACGACCTTATGCTTACGCTCGTACTTGATGACAAGCTCACCATCCATCAGTCGCTTCTGTACTGGCTTCTTCTGTGTGCCAGCTTGTTGCAACTTCTGAAACTCTTCCTTGCTCAGGATCTGAGACAGTGTGTAGGCACCTTCGCACTCTACGTATGCGTCTTGGTAACCCTTCAGGTCACGGTTATCTTCGAAGATACGTGCCCATTCGATAGGTCCAGTAGTCGTTACAGATTTGAAAGCCATAGTTGTATTCCCTTTGATTAGTGGGTATCGCCCCACGTTACGCCGATGTCAGTTGAACCAGCTAGTGGGCAGAGTATACTCAGTTTCTTACCAGTGTCAACAATAGATTGACGTTGGATGTTACCTAGTAGTTCTGCGTCTAGCTTAGTCCCTTCTACTTCTGTCTGCCATTCATCATGGGGCCAAGTCACTAGCTTGTACTTGATACCCATCTTAGTAGCAGCCTTAGTCCAGGCCAATGCTGAGTGCTTCATAACGACAGCCTCACCATTCTGTAGCATCCCCGCCAATGCCTTATGCTCAGATGGTACGGGAACCTTACGACCATCTAATCCTCTGAACCATCCACGATTAGCGATGTATGGTATCATCTTCTTCTTAAGGTCAGCTAGACCTTGGATGGAGTTAGTGAAGTTGTCGATAGCTTCTGTCGCTTCACGTTGGTTAACCTTAAGGACAGCAGCTACCTTGCCTACACCAGCACCTAGTAGGAAGGCGTAGATGAAAGTCTTAGCCATGTCCCGTGTCACATGAGAGATACCTAACGCCTTGCGGTTGACGTTGTGGATGTCAGTCTCATCTTCCTTCTTACCAGATACGATAGCGTGGATGTACTCCTCAGACTTCATCAGGTGGGCTAGCACACGTAGCTGGATACCCTCAGCATCTGTGCCTACTAGGTAGTTGCCTTGCTCCACAATCCATAGGCTACGCATACGTCCATCATATTCAGATTTCACTATGTCTACTGCTGTCTTGGGTGTGCCGTGGAAAGCAGCAGGGATGTTAGCTTGGTTAGGTGCGGAGTGAGCCATCCTTCCTGTCCATGCCCCTATGTGGGTGAACCTGCCGTGGATACGTCCATCTTCCTTAACGTGACCTATCCATTCCTGTAGGCTTGAACGTCTACCCTCTAGGGTCAACCACTCAGCTAGGTTCTTAGCCCCTTGTGGTGCATCGTCAGGTAGGGTGGAGAGGTTAAGTTCGTTGCACATCCATCCGTACTTAGCGAACTTTTCTCCACGTTTTGTTTCCTCTGTTATTTCTTCGCTCACGTTCCCACTCCATGTGTCCCTTAGTCTTGTCTACTGGAGTCCATCCAGCTTCCCATAGTCTGTCGATCCTTTGCTGAGGGGATGAAGGTTCAAACTTCTTCCAATCATAACAGACCAACTCATCACCTACCACGTAGCTAGTGACATACTTCTCCTTAGCGTTAGCTACAGTAGCGTACAGTGTACCATCAGGCTTGACCCTATACTTCAGTCGGTTAACTTCTTCCAGCTTAGGCGGGAAGTCTTCTTGGAAGCCAGCCTCTAGGTCATCCATTGATAGACGTATCTCAGCTAGCATATCCACAGCTTCAGGTAGGTTAAACTTGAAGCCGTTGTCTGTCATCTGTTCACATAGTATCTGGATGTCATGCTCACATCGTAGTGCTACCTGCCACTCAGGATCAGTGATGATACTCTCAAACTTCTTGAAGAGTTTCACTGTGACCTTAACATCTTGCGTACAGTAGTCGATCATCTCCTGTGTCAGTGCTGAGAAGTCCTTGAAGTATCCCTTGAATAGGTTGAGCCGTTTACCCCATGCGTCTAGGCTATGCCCATCCTTGATGCTGTAGTCCACTAGTCTACTAACGACCAATGTATCTACGATCTTACTCATGTCTATACAGTCTGTCTTCAGTAGTCGGTTGATCACAGGTGCATCAAAGCCTATCCCGTTATGGAAGACTAGGGTATCTACGCCACTGACGTATAGCAAGAACCTATCCCTCTCCTCCTCTATATGGCTGACGTTAAGGAAGGTGTTAGTCTCTCCTGTGTCGATGTCCTCAGTACAGATGACCCAGATACGTGTAGCATTCAGGTCATCTGTCTCTATGTCTAAGGCTACCCTCTTACTGTGTTCCCTCATCATCGTCATCTTCGTCGTCCCCATCTGGGTTAAGTAGTACGTGTATCATCATCTCTAGTACGTGGATAGGCCAGAACACTGAGTCCATTGTTACACTTAGTGTTCTGTAGTCTTCAATCTTCCGGAAGTGAATGACTGTCATCTGGTGGATGTTATAGAGGAACGCACCCATAGTGTAGAGGATGATTGCTACATAGATCATTGGTTACCTACATACTTCTCAGCCAGTGTGAATGTGTCGGCATCGAAGAACAGTTGTCCTGCAAATCCCGTAGTGCCTGTCGGTCTGTTCTTTAATACCAACAATTCCGTGGTGTTACGTGCATAGTCATCGTCTGCCATCTTGTCCCTCTTAAGCTTGATTACAACGGAGGCCCGCTTACCAATCATGCGACAGTCACGTATAGCCCCATCATCATTCTCGTGTGCGATGGTTACGATACCCACGTTAAGTTCAGCGGCTAGTCGTGATAGCTTAGTCGATAGCTGTGATAGGAACTGTTCGACACTCTCATCTCCTTGTCGTGAGTAGGCTAGGTCTTGGATAGGTTCGAAGAAGATGTACTGTACACCACAGGCTTGCGACAAAAACCTGATACGTTCCAGTATCTCAAGAGGATCTTCGTCTACCCCTATAGTAAACTGATAGAGGTTCTCCTTCT